ATGACAGCTACAGATTATTTAGTTACACATGCTACAACTCTTTCACAAGATCAAACAATTGCATCTGGAGTTTTAGCAGGACCAGTTACAGTAACTGGAACACAAACTATAACAGGAACGGTAGTAGTAATTTAATGAGTAAGATAGAAGTAGATCAAATAACACAACAATCCGGCACAACTGTAACAGTTGGTGGTGGAGCTTGTAAAACTGCCGTCGTAGATGCAACTACAGTAACTTTAGGTAGATCAGGTGGCACAGTTCAATTAGCAGGTGGTGCTAGTCAATCTGGTTTTGGTAGAACAGGTACAGTTGATTGGCAGACAGGAAGTATTAAAACATCAACTTTTACTGCAGCTAGTGGTGAAGGATATTTTGTTAATACTACAGGTGGGGCTGTAACAGTTAATTTACCAGCGGGTGTTGCAGGTGCTATTGTAGGTTTAAAAGATTACGCTGGAACTTGGAATAGTAATGCAGTTACTTTAAATCCAAATGGATCAGACAAGATCGGTGGTGGTTCTGATACTGACCCTACTTTAGAAAATAAAGGTGGAGCATTGCTTTTAGTTTTTGTAGATAGCACACAAGGATGGCTTACAACAGCTGAATCAGTTACAGAAAGTCCATCAGGTGCACAAACTTTTGTAGCAGCCACAGGTGGAACAATAACTACTTCTGGTGATGAAAAAATTCATACATTTACAGGGCCAGGAACTTTTGCTATTAGTGCAATTGCTACTTGTGCAGCACATAACGTACTTTCTCAAGTAGTAGTAGCAGGCGGAGGAGGTGGTGGTAACCAAAGAGGTGGCGGTGGAGGAGCAGGTGGATTTAGAGAAACTAAAAGTCCAGCAACACCTTATACAGCTAGTCCTTTAGATGGTTATCCAAGCGCTCCAAACAGAATTACAGCTACAGTATCATCTATTCCAATTACAGTAGGTGGCGGTGGTGCAGCAGGAGGAACCCCTAAATTAAGAGGTACTCAAGGTTCAAGTTCAGTATTTAGTACAATTACTTCCGCTGGTGGTGGTGGTGGAGGTGCCGGTCCTACAGGTGAAAGTGGGGCTAATGGTGGCTCTGGTGGTGGAGGGGGTTCTATTGAAAACCCTTCCCCAGGATCTGGTAATAATGGTACAGGTAATACTCCTCCAACAACTCCCGCACAAGGAACTGATGGAGCTCCATCAGGTCCAGGACCAACTTCTGGCGGTGAAGTAGGTGCAGGTGGCGGTGGTGCTACTGCTGCAGGTGCATCAAATCCAAATCCTGGTTTAGCAGGAAGTGGTGGTGCTGGAGCAACAACAAGTATTACAGCAAGTCCCGTAGCTTATGCTGGTGGTGGCGGAGGTGGTAATGGTTCATCAACTGGATGTAATGGCGGAACAGGTGGTGGAGGTCGAGGTGGTGGAAAACCTGGAGTTCAACCATATGGTAGTACTGCATCTCCAGGAACAGCTAACACTGGTGGTGGCGGTGGAGGTGGCGGAGATAATACTTCTACTGGAGGAACAGGTGGTTCTGGTGTAGTAATAATAAGGTATAAATTTCAATAATTATGACAAGTACAATTAAAGTAGACAATATTCAGGATCAAGACGGTAATAATATTATCAATGAAAATAGTAATACAATTACTATTGGTGCAAGTGGCGATACAGTAACACTAGCATCAGGTGCATCTCAAACAGGATTTGGTAGAGAAGGTTCTGTAGATTGGCAGACAGGAAGTATTAAAACAAGCACGTTTACAGCAGTGTCTGGAGAAGGATATTTTATAAATCAAAGTAGTTCCATAACAATGAATTTACCAGCCGGTAGTCCTGGTGCTATTGTTTCTGTTTCTGATTATGCAAGGAATTTTTCAACATATAACTTAAATGTATCAGCTAATGGTTCAGAAAAAATTGCTGGAGAAACCGAAAATGTAGTATTAAATATAGATGGCCAAGCATCAACTTTTGTATATGTAGATGCAACAAAAGGTTGGATTAATGTTCAAAACGCAGAGGATACTGAAGTACCTGGTGCATTTATCACGGCTACGGGTGGTACAATAACAACTTGTGGAAATTTTAAAATTCATACATTTACAAGCCCTGGAACTTTTTGTGTTTCAGCAGGAACTGGACCGATATCAATAGCAGAATATTTAGTAGTAGCTGGTGGTGGCGGCGGAGGAAGAGACAACGGTGGTGGAGGCGGAGCAGGTGGATTTAGATTTGCTAGCCCTACTTTATCTCCATTAACTTTTCCAGCTAAACCTTTAAATGGACCTGGAAGTTTACCTATATCAGTTCAAGGTTATCCAATAACAGTCGGCGCTGGTGGTGGAGGTGGTTGTAGTGGTACTCCAGTTGGACAGGGTGTGGGTAAAAAAGGTAGTAATTCAATTTTTTCAACAATAACATCTGCTGGAGGCGGTGGAGGTGGAACAGACGGTGGTGATCCTGAAAGCACGCCTGCTCCTCAAACTTCAGGTGGTTCAGGTGGTGGATCAGGTCAAAACTCACCAACTGGTCCTGTTCATCCAGCATCTGCTAATTCAGGTAACACACCTCCTGTAAGTCCAGCACAAGGCACTGATGGTGGTAGAAATCAAGGAAGTCCCGCTGGTGGTGGTGGTGGCGGTGGAGCTATAGCAGCTGGAACAGGGTGTAATTCATCTGCAAATGGAGCAGCAGGAGGAGATGGTGGAGGATTACCTACAGGATTTGGTTCTAATGGTGTTCCTTGTGGTTCATTTAGATATTATGCAGGTGGTGCTGGTGGTGGTACAGGTCAACCTGGTTCAGGAAGTGGTGGTGCTGGAGGTAAAGGCGGAGGAGCAGCTGGTGGCCCAGGTTCAAGTGCAGGCTCTGCAGGAACGGCTAACTCTGGCGGTGGTGGAGGTGGTGGTGGACAAGGAGTTGCAAATAATGGTCCAGCAGCAGGAGGATCTGGTATAGTAGTAATAAGATATAGGTTTCAAAATTAGGTAAATTATGAGTGAAGTAAAAGTAAATAAAATAAGTCCAAGAACAAATTGTGGTACAGTCCAGTTAGGAGATAGTGGTGACACTATTACAATTCCTGCTGGTGCAACAATTACGAACAATGGAACGCAGACAGGTTTTGGTAGAACGGGGACCGTTGATTGGCAAACAACTATTAAGACAGGAAATTTTACTGCAGTTAATGGTGAAGGTTATTTTGTTAACACAACAAGTGGAGCAATCACAGTAACACTTCCTTCATCACCAAGTGCAGGCTCAATTGTAGCTGTTAAAGATTACGCAAATACATTTGATACAAACAATGTAACACTTGGTAGAAATGGTTCTAATATTGGTGGACAAGCTATTGATGGAACTTTATTAACAGAAGGTTTAGCTGTTACTTTAGTTTATGCTGATGCTACAAAAGGTTGGTTAGTAACAACTTCAGGTTTACAATCAGACTCACCAACAGCAGAATATATTGTAGCTACAGGTGGAACAATTACAACATCGGGAGATTTTAAAATACATACCTTTACTGGTCCTGGAACATTTTGTGTTTCTAATGGTGGTAATGCACAAGGTTCAAACGGAATTGAAACGTTAATTGTAGCTGGTGGTGCTGGAGGTGCTAAAGGCTGTTCACACGGTGGTGGTGGTGGAGCTGGTGGTTATAGAACTTCGACTGCTACACCTATATCTGCACAAGCTTATCCAATTGTAATTGGAGGTGGTGGAGCAGGTGGTCCAGCCTCTTCTAGATCACAAGGCAGTGATGGTGTTGCTTCATCAGCGATTGCAAGAACTTCTGCCGGTGGTGGTGGAGGTGGTGGTTGGGCTACTCAAGGTGGAAGAGATGGTGGATCAGGAGGTGGTGGAGCGTGTCAATCTAATCCAGGTAATGTTGGTGTAGGTAATACTCCTCCTACTAGTCCACCTCAAGGAAATCCCGGTGGTCCCGCAAATGGTTCTAGAATGGGCGGTGGCGGTGGTGCTTCTGCTGCAGGCTCTCCAGGTGGTGGTGGTGGAAATGGTGGGGTCGGAACGCCAAATTCAATAAGTGGATCGGCAACTTTTTATGCTGGTGGTGGAGGTGGAGGTGGATCTGCTCCTTCTGCTAGATCGTCTGGTGGAAATGGTGGTGGAGGAGCCGGAGGTGGTCCAGCCTCAGGAGATGAACCTGGAGTAGCTGGAACAGCTAATACTGGCGGCGGTGGTGGTGGATCTTTTTCATCACAAGCTGGTGGTGCAGGTGGTTCAGGAATCGTTATTATTAAATACAAATTTCAAAATTAATATGTATTTACTAAAATTTAAAATTAATATATAAGGAGAAACATTATGGCACATTTTGCAAAACTAGGAGCTAACGGAAAAGTTATTCAAGTATTAACACTTGATAACAAAGATATGTTAAATGCCGATGGTGTAGAAGATGAATCAGTAGGTCAACAATATTTAGAACAACACAATAATTGGCCTGCACAAATGTGGATTCAAACTTCATACAATACATCAGGTAATATACATAAAGATGGTGGTACACCTTTAAGAGGTAATTACGCAGGCATAGGTTATGAGTGGGATGAAGATAACAATATCTTTTGGCCTAAAAAACCTTATGCATCTTGGGTAAAACATAACGAATCAGCTTCTTGGAAATCACCAATCGGTGATGCTCCAGCATTGACAGCTGAACAAGAATCACAAAATACAGCTGATACTCATAGATGGGTTTACTCTTGGAATGAAGCTAATCAATCTTGGGACTTGACAGATCAATTAGCATAAATTAAAAATGGTGGTGGTATGCAGAAGAAAGTATTAAGCGAACAAGCATTATATTACGGTGATGTATCAATGCCTAAAGATTGGGACATTGACCGAGATAAATTATCAGGTGATATTTTACAATCAGTAATTCAAAACAAAGATTTTCCGTTTTCAAGAACTTGGGATATGTTAAATACATATATGCGAGATTACGTTAATCTTGAATATGATTTTAGTTTAATTAACAAAGAAACGTGGGGTAACATCTATAAACCTAGCGAGACTACAGTTCCTTTATTAAATATTGATCCAGTGGATCTACGTAACTCTCCAGACTTTACATTATTATATGGTGTTAAAGTTAAAGATTGTATGGTTCGAATACACTATGAGGATAACAGACGTAAAGGAAGAAGTTGGGATATACCACTTTTAAATAATAGATTTATAATGTTTCCATCAACTAATATGTATTACTTAACTAATAACCAGAAAGATAGTTTGAACTTTGTTCAAACCATAACCTATGAATATATCTAATTACTATTGGTATTTTAAAAGTGCATTAACACCTAGATTTTGTGATGATGTAATAGCTTATGCAAATTCGCAAAAAGAAGTAATGGCTAGAACAGGTGGCTATGGCGATAGAAAATTAAAAAAAGAAGAAGTATTAGATTTAAAAAGAAAAAGAAATTCTGATTTAGTTTGGTTAAATGATACTTGGATATATAAAGAATTACACCCATACGTTCGAGAAGCAAACGCAAAAGCTGGTTGGAATTTTGATTGGGAAAGATCTGAGTCTTGTCAGTTTACAAAATATAAATTAAATCAATATTACGATTGGCACTGTGATAGTTGGGATAGACCCTATCAAAGAAAAAATAAAAATGATCCTGATAATGGTAAGATTAGAAAACTATCTATGACTTGTCAGTTAACAGATGGTTCAGAATACAAAGGTGGTGAATTGGAATTTGATTTTAGAAATTATGATCCACACATGCGAGATGAGTCGAAGCATAGAATACAATGTAAAGAAATATTACCTAAAGGATCTATTATTGTATTCCCTTCATTTGTGTGGCATAGAGTTAAACCAGTAATTTCTGGCACAAGATATAGTCTTGTTGTTTGGCATTTAGGAAATCCGTTTAGATAATGTTAAAATTTAAATTAGATACACCTTGTATTTTAAATACATTTAAAGACCATAAAAAAATTAAAAATAATTTAATAGATTTAATAAAAAAAACTTATTCAGATAAATCAAAAATAAACGATAATTATTATGGAGATTTAATTCACAGATTAGATTGGAGTAAATCTGCAGACCCAAAAAGAAAATGGACTAAATATTTAGTTCCTTTTATACAAAAATATTTTGATGATTGTGCTAATCAACTTGGATATCAAGAAGCTGATATTAAAAATTTATGGTTTCAACAATATAACATAAATGGAAAACACGGATGGCATATACATAGTGAAAATTACACTGGGGTTTATTACGTAAAATTTTCTGAAAAATCAGGAAAAACTGAATTGATAAATCCGTTTTTACAAAATAAAAAAATAATTATAAATGCTAAAGAAGGAGATATTATTATTTTTCCTAGTTATGTAATTCATAGAGCAACAGAACAATTAGATAATTCAGAAAAAATTATAGTGTCTTTTAATATTAATTTTAATAAAATTCTGCCCGATGTTATTCAAAGGATAAATAATATAAAAGGAAAAAATTATGTACATTAATAACTATTTTAACACAACCATTTGGTCAGAACAAAAACCAGAGTTTGTAAAATCTTTAAACAAAGCTTCTAATAAATATATTAAAGAAGCAAAAAATAGAGAAAAAGAATATATAAAAAAATGGGGTGACTTTGGAAGATCATATCATTCAACACCATTAACAATGGATAATGAATTTTTAGATTTTAGAAACTACATTGGTCAAAAATCTTGGGAGTATTTAGACCATCAAGGATATGACATGTCACAATACTCAACTATGTTTAGTGAGTTGTGGGTACAAGAGTTTGCTAAAAAAGGTGGTGGTCATCACAATGCACACATACATTGGAATCAACATGTGTCAGGTTTTTATTTTTTAAAGTGCAGTGATAAAACATCATACCCAATCTTTCACGAACCAAGAACAGGTGCAAGAGCTACAAAATTAAAAATGAAAGATCAAAAAGGTGTATGGGGTGGCACAGAGCTTATAAACTTTAGACCTACACCAGGTACATTAATTATTTTTCCAGGATTTTTAGAACACGAGTTTAGTGTAGATTTTGGACTTGAGCCTTTTAGATTTATACATTGGAATATACAAGCAGTACCAAAAGAAATGGCAAAAGATGTTTAAAAAGAAAAAGTATACAGTTATACGTCAAGCAGTATCAAAAGACCTAGCAGCTTTTATTGCAAATTATTTTTTAATGCAAAAACAAGTTTATGATACTTGTAGAGAGCGTAGATACTTTTCACCATTTGAAACTATCATTGGTTATTATGAAGGTGAGAATGAACAGATACCAAATACATATAGTCAGTACTCTAATATGGCTATGGAAACTTTATTATTAAAATGTTTACCGGATATGGAAAAAGCAACAGGACTTAAATTATATCCTGCATACACATATGCTAGAATCTATAAAAAAGGTGATGAACTTAAAAGACATAAAGATAGATTTAGTTGTGAGATATCTACGACTATGAATTTAGGTGGTGATGATTGGCCTATATACCTAGAGCCATCTGGAGAAGTAGGTAAAAAAGGTATTAAAGTAGATCTTAAACCAGGAGATATGCTGGTTTATTCTGGCTGTGAGCTAGAACATTGGAGAGAAAAATTCAAAGGCAAAGAATGCGTACAAGTTTTTCTGCATTATAACAATCGTAAAACTCCAGGAGCGAAGGATAATATGTTTGACAAACGTCCACATTTAGGTCTTCCTTCTTGGTTTAAACGATGATATAATTCTTAGATGGGGGCTGTGTCACCACCACATACCACGCAGCCTCCTTTTAAGGATTATAGAATATGTTTTTTGGCGGAACTTCGTTTGCAGGAGCACCTTTTGGAGATTCAGGATTTAACCCTAACGCATTTGTAAGCGTAAGTGGTTCTAGAATAAACGAATCAACAGGTACAGTAGGATTAGTAGGTAAAGCAAATATTGCTGTTACCGGTAATAGACTTAATTTTACTATTGGTAATGTAACTATTATTGAGGGTACCGGTGTTATTGTATCTCCTGATGGTAGTCGTATAAATGTATCTAGTGGTGATCCAACTATTGTTGCAAAAGCAGTAACGGCTTTAACAGGATCAAGAGTAAACTTAAATACAGGCACACCTACGTTTGCATTTAAATATCCTGTAACAGGATCTGAGTTAGAGTTAGATACAGGTAGTGTTACAACAGTTGGTAAAGCAACCGTATTACCAAATGGATCACAGGTAAACTTTAGCACAGGATCTGTAACAATTACTGCAGATGCAAATTTATCAGTTACAGGAAATAAAGTTGATGTAGCAATAGGGAACGTTACAACCAAAGCAAACGCAACTGTAACAGTTACAACAAACAGAGTAAATTTATCAACAGGAACAGTAACAATTGTTGCAAAAGCAAATGTTAGTCCAGATGGTAGCAGAATAAATGTTGCAGATGGATCTGTATTAATTAAAAAATGGGATGGTATTGTACCAGGTGCTACTATGACTTGGGAACCAGTACAAACATCACTAGGATAGAATATGTTATTTGGAGCAACACCCTTTGCAAACTCACCTTTTGCTGATCCAGGCGGCGTAACAGTCTTTGTTAGCATAACAGGAAATAGAGTAAATGTAGATACAGGTACCGTAGGAATTACGGCTGCTGCAAGAGTACTACCAAATGGTACTGGAACAGAGATATCAATAGGTAATGTTGTTGTTAAAATAGGTCAAACAGTAGGTGTGACAGGAGTAAGAATAAACCTTGCATCTGGTACTGC